TCGCCGGTATGCCCGTTTACCGCTGAACTTCGCCGAAATGGAGTGCGACGAGGCAGACGAAGGCGAGCACGACGAGGACGATGCCGGCGAAGATGATCGCACCGTACCGGCTGGGACGCCCGTTGTTCACCAGGTCAGCCCCCGAGCTGGATGCCGGTACAGGACGGATCGTAGGGCTCCACATTGGGCGGGCCGTGCGTGCCGACATACACCCCAGTCGTGCCCTGGCACCGGAAGTGGTACGTGGGCCGGCGCGTTTCGACCAGCACCCACGCCAGAATGGCCAACACGGTCAGCACCGCGATAAGAATTTTCACTGCGGCTGCACTCCGAAGTAGACCTGGAAGATGATCAGTCCCAGTGCGACGCCGACTAGTGCGGCTACGAAGTAGCGGCCGATGGCATCCCACCGCCTTCACGCAGTGCCTGCTGCGCGGCCTTCACGGTGTCGTCGTAGGACAGGCCGGTCTGCTCGCTGACCGCGTCGGCGACCTTGGTGGCGATGACGTCGATCTGCTCGTCGGTCATGGTGACGCCGAAGTTGCCGGCGTTGTCGGCGACGGCCGGGCCGAAGGTGGCGTTCCAGCCCATGCGCACGATGCCGTGCAGGTTGCCGAGGTAGGTCCACTCCGGGTTGTCTTTCCCGTCGGTGGCGCGACCGAACGTCAGGGCCGAACCGTAGGAGCTGGTGGCGATGTAGGCCAGCAGTGTGGCCCGGTCCTTGGTGATGGTCGCCGACCGGAAGCCGTCGCACAGGTAGTACTGGGTGGTGGTGCCGGGCGTGGATCCGGCCTGGGCAAGGAAAGGCACGTCTGTCTCCTTTGGTGTCGACGGGGACGGGGGGATCGGCGAGTTGCTGACCGCGCTCTGGGCTATCTGGGCGATGTAGTTCAACCCGGCGGAGCGGTTGCCTTCGGTGTCGCGGTACCACTCGATGTGCGTGTGGACATCGACGGTGTCCGAGGTCGACTGGTTGGCGAAGCCGTTCTGCCGGTCGATTCGAATTTTCGCTTTGCCGTCCGGCGAATAGTTGATGGCCCGGACGGCAGCCAGGATGTTGTTGGTGCGTAGCTGCGCCGCGAGGGTGTTGTTGAACCGCAGCCAGGCGGGGCTGCCGCCCTTGGGCCACTTGTAGCCGATGTCCAGGGCGCTGGCGTATCCGCTCAGGCCGTTGCGGTCGCGGGTCAGGGTGGTGGAGTAGTCGGAGCCGGCCGAGACGTGTGGCTTGGCCATGTGGTAGCCGCCCCGGGCGGCGTGGGCAACGTCTCCGACGATGCCGAGCTGGACTGCGCTCAGGCCGGTGATGCCTTGGAGTTGGGAGCGGAGTCCGAGCAGGTCGGGTGGTGCGCTCGTCATAGTGGATCCCTCAACTTTCCCCGCACCTTTGTCAGTCACTGATCCGGAAGAATGTGGTCCAGGCGTATCCGCCGGTACCGTGCGCGCCGGTGTTGTTGAACAGGGTGTAGTCGTAGGTGCGGCCGGCGACCATCGACACCTGCTCGACGTAGTTCAGGTCGATCCAGCCGGCGTTGTAGGAGTTGACGATGGCGTCGAAGGTGCTGCCGGCGACATCGACGCGGTTGTAGTTGACCTGCATGTAGCCGCCGACGGTGGGGGCGGCGGGGGTAAGCAGGAACCGCAGCCGGAACAGCACGATGTAGGAGCCGGAGCGCTGGCAGGTGAACAGCGCGTTTGGTTGGCCTGAAACACTTCCACCCACAACCATGAGGCTGCCGCCGTGGCCGCCGAACAGCGTCCAGTTGGGGATGGGGATGCCAGTGGCGCCGGTGACGATATCCAGGTTCTGTGCCTGGAACTTGCTCCACGGCAGCCCGGACCAGGCCAGTGTCAGCGGGGAGGTGGGGGTGCCGTTGCCGCTGGCGGTGATCTCCGGGTTGACGACGGCCATGTTGATGCCGCCCCAGTTGGCGTGCAGCGGTGCGGCCGGCGTTCCGTTGCCTTCGATGCGGACCCCGGTGTCGGGGGTGTTGGTGACGGTGTTGCCCAACCATGTTGCGGTGAGCGGGTTTCCGACCTGCCCGGCGCCGGACAGGTCCACGGTGGACGTGTCGCCGATCGCCACCGCGCCGGCCGCGCAGCCAGGAACGTAGAGGCCGCCGTCCGAGCCGGTGGTGAGTACCTGGTCGTCGTCCTCGGACACCTTGACGCCCAGCCGGCCGTTGGTGACGTCCAGCGGTTCGTCGGTGCGCCCGTTCAGGCATTCCATGGTGGCGTCACAGTTGGGCACCACCCGCAGCAGCCACGGCGACTGGCCGGAACCGTTGCCGGACAACGACAACGAGTTGTCGGTGGTGAGGACGCATGCGCAGGTGCCGGAGCATCCACAGCGTGCCATTGGGTGCCTCCCTTCAGATGACGGTGTAGCCGCAGCCGGTGAGCAGGTGCGCGACGGCGTTGAACGTGCCGCCGGCACCGTTGCCGGTGACGCGGACCTGCATGTCGATGTATGTGCTGCCGTGTGATTCCAGCCGGAACGGTTGGATGGGCCGGAACGTGGACGGGAACCAGCGCCACAAGCCGGGTGCGCCAGCCTGCGGGTAGTAGTTGGCGGAGGCGACCGTCCACCACCAGGGGGTGCCGGTGCCGACGCTGACTTGCGTCTCCATCACCATGTCGCCACCGACGAGGATGTCGGCCCAGATGTTGATGGTGGCGTTCAGGTTCATCACCACGGCCCAGCAGTTCGGGTTGGTGACGGTGAAGCGCACCGAGGCTGCGGTGATGACGGTGGAGTTGCCGGGAACGGTCGCCGACGGGTTGACGTTCAGTTCCTGAAAGACGGGAACAGCCAACTGGTCGGGGGTCCACACGCCGCCGCTCGGGTCGGTGTAGAGGCCGTTGGCATCCTTCAGGGCGCAGGGGGATGGGTTGGCCAGCCGCCGTTCCCCGGCGAGGATGAGGTTGCCCGCGTCGTCGGTGGCGAAGGCCGGTCCTGTGCAGATGGCTACCATGTCCAACCTTCCCTAGCTGAAATCCGCGACAACGCGGGTTGCCCCGTCACTGAGACGTGTGGCGATGAGGGTGTTGCCGGCGGCGGAAAGCGTGAAGCCGCCCAGCGTGATGCGTTGGCCCGAACCGATGGTGCGGCGCTCCAACTCTTGGACCCGCAGTTCCAGGCGGGACAGGTACAGCCCGAGCGCCTCGTGGTCGGCGGCCATCGCCACAAAATCGGGGGTTGGCATGTCATTGCCCCAACACTGCGGTGCGGCTGGAGCCGACGAACGGATCGAGGTTGACCCCGACGGTTTCGAACTGTCCGTCCCACGCCACGTTCACTGAGGTAAGACGCATGGGTTGGCCGATGTCGCGGCAGAAGCTTTCCAGGGCCACGTCGATGCGGGCGCCGCAGACGAGCTGGTCGATACCGATGGGTGCGGTGTCGGCGAGGCTGGCGCCGGACGGGACGGTGATGACCACGGGCTGCGGGTAGGACACGTTGTATTCGGACTGGGCGTTGTAGAGGGCGTCCCATTCGGAGGTGATGGAGTCGGCCGACACCATCCGCTCGACCAGGCCGTAGAACTTGTCGACCCCGCCGACGCAGGCGACGTTGGCGCCCTCCTGGCCGGAGGCGCAGAACCGGGTGGCCAACTGGCCGCCGTCCATGATGACTTGCAGGTTGGCCAGGAATGCGGTGTCCGACAGTGCCAGGTGCGGTGAGAGTGGGGACAGGTCCCCGCCGACGATGATGCGTCGCCCCACGGTGGTGTAGTCCAGGTCCTGTTTGGCGAGGTCGTCGAGCGCCGCGCCCCACGTGGTGGTGTACGCATTGTGTTGCGGCGCCTGGTATGTGGCGCCGGTGGGTCGCGAGACGACGAACTCACGCACGTGCGGGTCGTCGGGAGCGAACGCCTGGTTGATGAAGTACAGGGCGATGTCGGTCTGGTCCATGCCGCTGTTGATGAAGTCGTAGGCGTCGCGGTTGTAGCGCACACCCATCCAGGCCACGACGTCAGCGGCGGTGATGGTGACGTAGTCCTTGTCCTCGGTGATGGTCTGGACGGGTCCCTGCCACATGAGGTCGTTGTCGCGGAAGATGCCCAGCTCGTGTGACCACGGTTGGGTCTGGCCGATCCCGGCGCAGCAGTCGGCGCCGGCCGACATTTTCGCGATGGTGACCTGGGCGGTGGAGATGGCGTCGAGCTTGCGGGACCAGTTGACTTGGGTGAGGCCGCGCAGGTTGTAGGTGGGGTGGTCGCCGCCGCGCCGGTAGACGACAGCCATGTAGCCCGACGGGCAGCCGAGCTGTGCCATGTGGGTCACGACGTCACCTCTTCGATGATGAGGGTGACCGCGCCGGTCGGGCCGTAACGCTTGCGGGGCAACGGTGCACCGCGCCGCAACTCCACACCCACGAGGTGGTCGGCGTTGTCGTTGGGCAGCAGGCCGTAGTCGCCGACGATGCCATCAATGAGGGCTTTGATGGTGCCGAAATAGTTGTGGTCATCGCGCTGGCGGGCGTCGGCGAAGTGCAGTTCGGCGACGATCCGGGCGCGTTGCAGCTTGGGCAGTTTCTGGCTGCGGGCGTATTGGGCGCCGGCCTGGCGCCAGTTGCGGGTGCGGCTGGCCACGCCGTAGCGGTGTTGGCGCTGGTTGGCGTTGATGAAGTCATCCGGGGCCGGGATGTGGAGGGTGTAGACGCTCATCCGGCGTCCTCCCTGGCCACGACGGACACGTTGACCAACACGTCGTCGGGGAAGTCGCACGGCACCGTGAAGGTGACGCAGAAACCGTTGCAGTCAAAGACGGGCCACGTGTACGGGCGGCCGTTGGGACCGAAAATGCCGGTGGAGTCATCGATGACGGCGGTGCCGCGTCCGCCGTCGCAGTCCAGCGAGGCGGTGAAGTCGCGGCCGTCCACGGTGAGGGTGGCGCCGGCCGGGACGTACGGGATGGCCATGGTGGCGCAGGCGGTGCACGGGTCGAGCGTGTTGGGGTCGCAGACGCCGGTTGCGCCGGTGGGGTTGGCGTAGAAGCGCAGCAGGATGGCCCGCGCCGGCTGTGTGCCGGTGGTGACTTCGATCAACGGCACCTGGTCCAGCCACGAGGGGGTCGAGTTCGGCGGCACCGTGACCGACGCGGTTTTGGTGTTGGGGCCGTCGAAACAGACCGCGCACGGGTCGTAGGGGCGTGGCACGCTCGGCGGGGCCGGTGGCTCCGGGCAGTCGACGGGGCGTTCCGGGTCCTCGGCGCAGGAGTGCCCGGCCAGCCGGGAGCAGCCGAACTGGTCGTATTCGCCGGGGTCGTTGGGGCAGCCTTGCCCGTTCCACTGGACACATTCGGGCTCGTCGGCCAGCTCGTTCCAGTTGGCTACGCCAAAGTCGACGTCGTCCCACGTGGCGAAGGTGGCGGCCACGCTGTCCCAGCTCTGCCCGACGGCGCCGCAGTTCTGTCCGGGGGGTGGGGAGACGCCGGTGATGATGGGGATCGGGCTGCGGTACAGCCATGGCCGGCCGAGGATCAGCGTGAACTCGACTTCGGCGATGACGGGCTGGTCGGTGCCGCCGCATTTGCGGCCGAGTGCCGCGACGCGGTTGGTGATGGGGCCTTCCAGGACGCCGACCTGCGCCATCGTCCGGATGGTGCTCTCTTCGTTTTCCGGAGTGGGGCAGCAGGTGTAGGCGCAGGCTTCGACACCGCCGCAGGGATTGCAGGTGGAGCCGCGCAGGGCCGTGGAGAGCCACGCCAGGCCGTAGGACAGCGAACACTGGTCCACCGCCATGGCGACGCCGGTGTAGACCACTTCACGGTGGTTGTAGCGGGCGCGGGTGATGACTGCGCCGTCGCCGAGACGCTCAATCGGGGTGCGGGTGATGGGTGAAGAGTTGAATCCCCGCACCTGCAAGCCGAAGAAGCCGGCGAAGCCGCCCGACTCGGGGGCGTACGGATCGAACCAGGGTGCCGCGTCGGCGGTGGGCGTGGTGTAGGGCGGTTCGTCCAAGGCCGGCGCGATCGTGCACGGCGGGCAGTTGATGGCGGTGATGCCGAGCGTGCGGGCGTAGGTGGCGGTCCGCTCGTTGTTGACCAGCTCGACGCCGGCCATGCTCAGGTAGCCCTCGTACACGCCGATCACACCCCTGCCGTGGCGAGTCGGGCGATCTGCGCGCTCACCCGGAAGGCCACGTTTTCCGGGTTGGCCTGCGGGGCGTTCACGGTGATCGGCGCATTGATGACGGTGGAACCCGCGGTGGCCGTCCCACCGACCATTTGGCTGACGCCGTGGTCGCGGGCGAGCTGCATGACCCGGGCCGGCTGGGACAGGGGCAGCACCAGCTCGTTGGCGTGCAGCATCGCCAACTGGGCGGTGGGGATGTAGCCGCCCTGCGAGTAGCCCATCGGTGGCAGGTTCGCATTCGCCTGCTGCACGTTGAAGATGGAGCCGTAGCGGGACAGGATGTAGCGGATGCCGGCGACGATGTTGGCTACCGGGTCGTAGATGTCGTCCACCAGCGTCCGGAGCCGGTACGCCTCGAACGTGGAGCCGATGGTCTGCATGAGGCCGCGCGACGGGTCACCCATGGCGGCATTGGAGTCGGTCAGGTTGATGGCCCGGGGGTTGCCGCCGGACTCGCGTCCGATCAGGACGCTCAACGGTCCGGCCCAACTCGCGGGTACCCCGGTCAACGCGATGGCCTGGTTGATCCAGGCGCCGAGGCTGCCGCCGACGGTGGCCGCGCCACTGCCGTCGCCGCCACCGAACAGACTGCGGACTCCGGAGAATGCCGACCCGAGGATGCCGCCGACTGTCTTTGCCGCAGCCTTGGCGTCGCCGACGATCGACTTGGCCTTGTCGACGGCCTTGTTCATGACGCCGACCGGGATGCTGCGCAGCGCGTCGCCGAAGTTGCCGGACAGCTTGCCCAGTTCGGAGTTGTTGATGACGTCGGTGAGCCAGCCGGACGGGTCGGACAGGAACCGGAGCACATCCTTGCCGAGCCCCAACGCTTTCTGCCACGCATCCGAGGCGGCGTCAGCGATCCCGCCGACGATGCCGCCGATGCCGTAGTGCTGCGGTGCCTTGATGTTGAGCGTGTTCGCCGCGTATGCGCCGCCGAGCCGGGCCACGGCGGCGCGGTTGAGGACCACTTCGCCGGGGGTGAGCATCGCCGGAACGATGTCGGTGGTGCCCGTGCCGGGCACGACGCCACCGGCGTTGAATCCGTAGTTGGCCCGCAGGTTGAGAGAGTCGGGGAAGAAATCGCCGCCGGGGAACTTGTGGATGATCGTGGAGAAGCCGCCGTAGAGCTTGTCGAGGACGACAAGGACGGCGTTGACGGCCTCTTTGAAGGGGTGCGCGAGTTTGCCGCCCAGTTCGGACAGGGCGTTCATGATGGAGTCGGGCAGACCCCGGAAGAATCCGACGATGTCATTGACGAAATTCGATACGGTGGTCTTCGTGTCGTTCCACAATCCGACGAAGAAGTTGTGCAGTGTGGTCGAGAGACTGACCACCGCGTTCCAGATGCGGCCCGGGAGTTTGACGAAAAAGTCGACTATGGCGTCGATCCAGGCTGTCACCAGCGAGACGGTGTCGTGCCACATGTCCACGAAGAATCCGTGCAGTGTGCCGGGCAGCGACGTGATGGCGGCCCAGATCCGGCCGGGGAGCTTGATGAAGAAGTCGGCGATGGCATCGAGCCATGCCGATACGATCCCGGTCGTATCCGTCCACAGTCCGGTGAAGAAGTCGGTCAGTGTCTTGGACAGTGACACGATCGCGGCCCAGATTCGGCCCGGTAGCGCGGCAAAGAAGTCAGCGACGGCCTGGAGCCCTTGCGCCGCAAGGTTAATCATGGTGGTGAACATGTCCCACCACAGTTTGGCGACGAACACGGCGCCCGCGACGATGGCGGCGCCGAGCTTGACGAACAGGTCACCAATCCAGGCCAGCACCTGCGGTGTGACGTCAACGAGAAGCTGCACGAGTTTGATGGGCAGCAGGATGAAAACGCCGACCACCAAAGCGATTCCGGCGCCGATCTCGAACAGCATCGCGTCGAACATCGCCTTTAGCGCGCCGAGCGCGAGGCCGGGCAGGGATTCGAGGAATCCGAGGATGGCGTCGCCGGCTGCGGTCAGCAGCGAGAGGACGGCGCCGGGGATGGACTTGGCGAAATCGGCGACCGACTTGCCGATGCTGACAAAGAAGTCGGCGACGGCGCCGGGGATGTCTTTCAGCCAGTCGACCACCGCATCGAAGGCGTTGGTGAACAGCGCAGGGATCGCGAGGACGAAGTTCTTCACCGCGTTGTAGGCGTCCACAAAGTAGCCGGGCAGCCGCTTGAAGAATGCGACCACCTGGTCCCAGTGCTTAACCAGCTCGATGATGCCGACAACCAGCGCGGCGATGATGGCGATGAGGGCAGCAATGCCCAAGACGATGAGGCCGATCGGGTTGGCGTCCATCGCAAGGTCGAGTTCGAGGAACGACGCTGTCGCTACGCCGAGCGACGTCACCAGTTCGGGAATTGTCTCCAGAATGAAGGTCTGCATTGCCAGACCCAAGAGTCCGATGCGCGTGCCCAGAAGGGCGATCTCGCCACTGATTCCGGCGAACGCAGTCTCCGCCGTCTGGAGTCCTGCCAGCTTCAGCACCGCAGCCGAGACCGCGTCGATCTTGGATAGCGCACCGGCAACGTCACCGACGAACTGAACCGTCTTGACGGTGGCTTTCAGCGTTTCATAGACGCCAATGAGGGCGAGAACGGAGATCACGACAGCGTCAAAGGCGGCCTTGTGATTGGCCAGCCAGCCGGCGAGAGTCGACAGCCAACCGACCAGAGTCTGGATGGCCGGGGTCAGGTTGATAATCGCGTCGGTGAAGTCCTGGGCGAGCAGTACGACGAGCGGTGTCAGCGCCGGAACCAGTGGCACGATCGCCAAAACCATGTTGGCGAACGCTGTGGCCAAGTCCGGCAGCACTGGCGCGATGGCGATCAGGGTGTCGGAGAGTGCCTTGAAAACCGGCGTGATCGCGGGGCCGAGGTTGGCCAGGGCATCACCGAGTGCGGAGACGAATGTGGCGATGCCGGGGGCGAGTGCGACGACGGCCTGGGCGAGCAGTGGAATGACCTTGCCGACCGATGTGGCGAGCGCGTCGATGATCGGGGACAGCGCGGCAGACACCTGCCGCAGGCCATCGAAGAATGCCGCGAGGGCTTTCTGGCCGGACGCGGTGGAGAAGAACGCGGTGAGGCTGCCAGTCAGGAGTCCGATGGTCTGCAACAGGCTGGTGGCGCTCTGCCCGGACTCGTCGAAGAGTTGCTTGAAGATGCGGGCCACGTTGGCGACGACTGTGCCGAGTGCTTTGAGGACGTCGAGCGCGGTCTGAAACCACTGCGCAGCCTTGCCGCTATCAGAGATGGCGATCAGCCAATTACCGAACTTCTGGCCGAGTAGAGCAGCCTGAATGATGAGTCCGTCGAGGGCAGGCTTCATCGCGGCGGTCAACCGGGCGATGCCAGGCAGGATCGAGCGCAGAGCCAGACTGAGTGCGTCAATGGATGTGACGCCACTGCTGATCCAGTCGTGCAGCAGCGTGAGGCCCTGCGCGGAACGAATGAAGGCCAGCACCTGATTGGTGAGCCGACCAAATTCTTCACCGACAACGGCGAGACCAGCCTTCAACGGCCCGGACACGACGGCCACTGTGGATCGGATGTTGCCGATGACCTGGGCGGCGAATGCCTCCTGGCTGGCATCTTTGATGGCGACGAACTGTGGACGCAGGTCACGCAGCACACCGGCGAGTGCCTTGGCGTTGGTACCCATGTCCTGTGTGGCCTTGTCGAACTGCGCCGAGGTGGTGGCTTTCAGCGCGTCGGAGAAGCCGGACACGGCGAACTTAACGCCGATGAACGCGGCGCCCAGCGCGCCGAGCGCTGCCGGCAGCGCGAGAGCCAGGCCGGAGAGGCTGACGACTGCGGCGCCGAGTGACAGCAGCGCGGGGGTGGCCAGGGAGGCGGCGCCGACGATGGCGCCGAGTCCGACCACGAGCAGGGAGGCCAGTCTGGTGACGTTGGCGAAGCCCTTGCCCAACGACGTCACCGGGTTGAGCAGCTTGGTGAACCCCTTGCCGATCTTGTCCAGGTCGTCTTCGAGATCCTTGGTCTGTTTGGTGAGGTTGGCACGCAACGACTTGCCGGCCTTGTCGCCGACTTTGCCGGCCTCGGTGGACACCTTGGATTCACCGTCTTTGATGCCCTTGGACATGCCGGTGGTGAATTCCTTGCCGCCCACTTCGCCGGCTTCGGCCCCGGCGTCTTTCGCTGCGGCGTTCAGCTCGGTGTTGAGTTGCTTCTCGACCTGTTCGCGCAGGCTGGTGCTGAAACCGCTGCCATCGGCGACGATTTCGATGTAGGCCCGACCGAGCGTGGTCACGGCTTTGATCGTAGGCGAAGAAAGGTGCGGGGAAAGTGACTAGTTGACCGCGCCGAGGACCGAACGGGAACTGCCCATGGTGGCGGTGAAGGATTCGAACGATTCGAACGTCTCTTCGTCGCTCCATCCGGGAGCGTTGGCGCCGAGTTCAGCGTCCACATCGGGCTCGTACAGTGCCTGGTCGAATTTCTGGAGAGACTCCGCCGTGGCGCCCTCCGTCATCCAGGCATAGATGGTGGAGAGCATCTGCGGCAGGATCAGCGTCAGCGGGTCGACGCCTTGCCGGAGGAGATGGCCTTCGTACGCCGGCCAACGACTGACGGCCGACGCGAGGAGCCGTTGGCAGACGTAGGGGGGCGTCCCGTCCATTCCTCCATGGCCCAGTTCATGATGTCCATGACCGCGTCCAGGTCCAGGGCGTCTTCCGGGTCCAACAGCCGCAGTCGGATCGCCTCATCGCCGGGCGGTGTCAGCGCGGCTTCGAGAAAGTCGAGCATCGCGGCGACCCGGTCAGAGGAGCTGCGGTGCAGCGAAGCGGAGGCGAACAGGAACGCCAACTGCGCTTGCTTGGGCGCCCGCAGCTCGTATGTGACACCGTCCAATGTGAACGGCAGGTTCTGGAGCTGCGGTTGCCCGTTGGTGCGCGCCTGTACTGACGAGGTGAATTCTTTCACGGCATGTCCTCTCCACACGTCTGTGCCGATCCTAGGCGGAAAGGTGCGGAGAAAGTGTTACCCGACGTGTTCGGACGTCACGATGAAGTTGAGTCGGTGCCCTACACGCTGTAGGGGCTCCGTGAGATACGGCGTTCCGCGCGTGCCGGGGTGGTGGACGTAGGTGGCGAAGCCGAGCGGGCCGAGGTAAAGCACTTCGCCGGGCGGGGCGTCAATCTCGTGTGGTCGGCTGCCGTTGTGGACGATCAGCGCGTAGTACTGGTCGGAGCCCACCTCGGTACTGACCCGCAGCCCACGGATGCTCAACGGTGTCATGTGGATGGACGCGGCGAGCAGCCCGGAACGCTTGGGCGCCAAGACTTTCGCGGCCACCATGACTTCTTCGCCGGTGGTGGTGACGAGCTGGCGTGCCTGCTCGGTGATATAGGTCTGGATGACGCCCTCGTAGAGGACGAGCCGGGTCGCCATATCAGGCGTTGATCCAGTTCCACCAGAATTGGCCGCCGGTAACCTGCCAGCCGGTGGCACCGGAAGAATTGGTGAAGGTGATGGTGATCCGGTCGGTAGTGGCGTTAACGCGGAACAGGCCGGAGAACCAAAAGTCGCACCACAGCAGGCCCGAGGCGCGCATCACCCAATTCTGAAGCAGCGCAGCGTTAATGCCGAGGGACAGCGTGTTCCAGCCGCCCGCGTTGGCGGTGCCGGTGAGAAGCCGGGTCCGGACGCCCATCTGGAAGCGGTACATGCCGGGGCGGTTGGTGGCGACGGAATTGCTGCCTGCGGTGCCGGCGAAGAAGACGCCGTGCGTGCTCTGCTGGCCGATGGAGATGGGGATCGGACCGCTGTTCGCGCCGTTGGCCACGGTGACGGCCGAGGTGACGGGGCAGAAACACCAGGGCGTGTTCGGGTCGCCGCGAACCTGACCGATCGCCGGCTCGATGGCCTGGGCCAGGTTTCTGAAGCCGGTCGGACCTTCGGCCGGGTTGGGACCGCCGGGCCACGGCAAGTGATAGATCGGCGTGGATCCTGCCGGTGGGTTGGCCATCAGTCCCCCAACCAGGTGAGGGAGAACCAACCGCCGTTGAGGGTCTGGTTCTGGGTCGAGCTGTTTTGAATGACACACGTCAGGCCACTGCCGGAGACGGGTGCGGCGTAGTGGAATGAGAAGCTGCCGATGATGTCGAGCCAGCCCGCGCCCCACAGGGGAGCAACGGTATCCATCACTGCGGCGCCGGTACTGGACCAGTACGCCTGAAGCCACGTGCCGGAGGCTGGTGTGCCTGTGGCGAGTGTGCGGATGTTGCTGTCCAGGCTGTAGACGCCGGGTCGGGTGGTGAGCAGGTTCTGTGTGCCGCCCATGCTGAACCAGTTGGCCGCGTGCTGTGCCCGGATGGTGAAGGCAACCGCCGTGTTCGCGCTCGCCGCGAGGGTTCCGGCGGCGACGGTCATCATGACCCACGGCGCGCTGCTGGACAGGGGTAGTGCGCCGAGCATGGCTGTCTCGGTGTCGGTGGCCAGGTTCTGGTAGCCGGTCGGGCCTTCGGCCGGATTGGGGCCACCGGGCCAGCGCAGGTGGTAGGTGGGGGTGGACCCGGCGGGTGGGTTGGCCATTAGTCACCCACCCGGTAGAAGTGGGCGTAGCTGGTGTTGCCGAACGTCTGTCCCTGGCTGCTCTGGTTGAAGATGTCGCAGGTGAAGCCGACGCCGCTGACGGGCGCGAGGATCCGCACCACGCCCTGGCCGAACAGGTCGATGTTGCTGCTGCCGTAGATGGGCACCAGAAAGTCGAGCTGGCCGCCGACGCTCTGCCCCCAGAACGCCTGAAGGTAGACGCCGTTGACGATGGTGCCGGTATTGACGGTGCGGAATTTGAACATGAGCAGGTAGGCGCCGGGGCGGGTGGTGACGAGACTGGTTCCGCCGGTGCCGAGACTGTGGATGTTGTCGGCGGACTGGCCGGAGAGCGTCCAGGCGGCCCTGACGGTGGCGCCGGCACCCACTGTGCCGGGGATGTGAGCCAGGGTGACCCACGGGTAGGTGGGCAAATTCCGGGTGGCTTCCAGTGCTGTCTCGGTGTCGTTGGCCAGGTTCTGGAAGCCGGTGGGGCCTTCGGCAGGATCGGATCCGCCGGGCCAGCGCAGGTGGTAGGTGGGGGTGGACCCGGCGGGTGGGTTGGCCATTAGTAGGGCACCTCATCCCAGCTCGGGTTCGCTGCGGAGAGGGCATCCCAGCTCGCGTAGAGGGCCGCAACCTCGTCCCAGCTCATGGCGACGGGGCAGGTTACGGTGCCGCTGAACAGTTCGCCGGTGCGCTGGTTCCCAACGGTGATGTTGTGTGTGCCGCCGGTGGCGTACAGGTGGGTCGCCGGGGAAGACACGTGTTGGCTGGTGCTGAAGTCGGGTGCGCCCCACGAAATGATCACCTGATCGGCGCAGGTGTAGTGGACGACAACTTTGAACGCGCTCATGGTGAGTTCACCCGCTGCACGGACCAGATTTCGGCGCATTCGGGGTGGCCGGGAACGTAGGTCAGGATGTTCCAGAACGGCGCGAAGGCGCCGATGGTGCCGGCGGTGTAGGCGTGGGTGAGAGTGCCGCCGGCCGGCAGCGTCACCACTGCGCTGCCGTCGCCCCAGTCGAGGGTGAAGTCTTGGACCGGCTGGACCGGGCCGAAGGTGATTGTGTTCCGGTTGCCGTCTCCGCCGGTGGTGCGCTGCCACGGCGAGACGGTGGTGATCTTCACGCACTGCGGGGCGAAATCACATGTGGTGTCGTTGATCCCGTCGCAGGAGACCGCGCCTTCGCCGGACAGGCCGTTGACCGTGTCGGTGAGGGTGATCGCTTTCGCGCCGGGGCCGGCGTAGAGGTGTGTGGCGGGCGAGCTGGTGGCGACAACGATCGTGCCGTCGCCCCAGTCGATGCGAACCGGGTGCGATGCCTGGAACGAGAGCGTTGCCAAGTTCGCCATCACGCCACCGGGAAGGTGAACTGACGATTGTCAATGCAGCTCGCGTTTCCGACCACCGTCCAGATGACGTTGTAGGTGCCTGGCGCGGCGTAGGTGTGGGTGGTTGCGTTGCCGGCTGTGATGGTGGCCGGTGCGGTGCCGTCGCCCCAGTCGACGGTGTAGGTGGCAGTGGTGGCAGTGCCTGCCCAGTGCAGGTCCATCGGGTTGGCCACGGCGGTGGTGAAGTTGTCGGCGGGCAGCTTGTCGCAGTTGGCGACGAAGTTGCAGACCAGGCTGGTGACGATCGGCGCGATCTCGCACTGGCTGGTGACCGTGCCCACCCACGTGGTGGTGGCCTCGGTGACGGTGACGGTGCGCAGCAGGCCGGGCGGGCGGGCGTAGGTGTGGGTGAAGCTGCCGGACGGGTGTGTCTCGGTGGCGGTGCCGTCGCCCCAGTCGACGGTGTAGGCGGTGCCCGGCCCGGCGATGGTGAGGGTGACCACGTCGGAGAGCTGGGCGTCGCCGCCGACGCAGGTCAGCGTCAAGGTCGGGGTGACGATGACGCCTGGACCATCGGGGGTGTGCGGGTCGTTGCCGCCGCTGACGCTGGCGGTGCAGCCCGGTACGGCCGGGTCGGTGACGGTGACGATGAACGGGCCGGAACCCACTCCGGGCGCGTAGGTGTGGGTGCCGGTGGCGCCGGAGGCGACAGTGTCTGCGGCGGTGCCGTCACCCCAGTCGACGGAGACGTCGCCGTCGGTGCCGTTGACGATCGGTCCGATCGTCCAGGTGCCGGTGGTGGCGTCCGTAGTGGACAGTTCGGCGCCGGTGACGTCGCAGGTGGAGCAGGTGAGCTGCGTGGTAGTGGCCATGCCGTTGACGGTGTCGGTGAGGACCACCGTCCACGGGCCGGATGAGCTGAAGGTGTGGTGCACGGTGTGGGTGGCTGGCGGTGGCGACGCCGGGTACGTCTCCGTTGTCCCGTCGCCCCAGTTGATGGTGACGGGATGGTTGGAGGAGTAGGTGAGCGTTGCTACCGATGCCACGGCTGTGCTCCCTACACGCAGGCCGGGTCGATGTTGACCCGTGCGCCGTAGATGCCGCCGCAGTCGACGGTGATGGCGTAGGGCTGCTGGGCGACAGCCTTGGTGGTGTTGTGTTCCGTCTTCTGGATCGACGGCACGGTGATGTTGCCCCGGTACACATCCACCTGTGGGGTGATGTACATCCAGAACGTGCAGTCGGTGGCTACCTCGTTGGGGCCGTTGCCGGTGTAGCCGCCGCCGAGGGCGAACCGGGTCCCGAGCCGGGTGTGCAGTGGGAACCCGGCGTCGTTGGAGAATTGCATGTACTGGGCCAGGTACGGCGCCGCCCATGCTGGTGCGTGGATGATGCCCTGCCCGTCGTAGCAGGAGGCCATCTGGCCTTCCAGTGCGGACACGGCGGCGACGATGCCGCACTGGCAGGCGGCCGGGGTGATGTCGGTGGCGGCGGCCGGGAGGATGGCAGCGAAGATGCGTTCCACGCCCCGCCAGGCGCCCGCGTTGAGGGTGTTGCGGGCGCGGGCGGTGATGGTGTCGAGTTCTTCGAGGGGGTTCACGCAGGCGGCTGCCCACAGCGTGAACGGGGCGCCGTAGGAGATGCGCTGGGCGCAGGTGCAGGTGATCTGTTCATCGAAGATGCTGCCGTCCAGGAACGGATCGACAGCAACCGCGTTCTGCAAGTCGTCGGTGTTAGCGCAGTCGACGGCCGCGATGACCGGCGGCGTGATTTGGGTGCAGGGGGCTGGGAACGCACCGACAGCGCTGTTGCAGGTGTCCGACAGGTACATGACGCCGGCACCCTGGCCGCCGAGGCGGCCCACGTCGTGGACCGCCTCGGGACCGATGGCGTCTCGCAGGCCACCGCGAAGGGGTTGCCGTGTCGGGGCGGCAACCTCAATCGCTGGTGTGGTGAGTACGGGCAGTGGCATTCGGTGTCCTTAGACGGTGGGTGCTGCGCCGACTAGGGGTTGGTTTACGGCGCGTTCCCGGTCGCCCATGCGGTGCCGGTCCAGTGGGCGTGGGAGTTGTCGCCCAGCACCACGTACTGCCCGGTGGTCCACGCGGTGGTCGGCGACGCCGTGACGGTGCTCATCGCGGCGAGGTTGGCTGGCGCGGTGGAACCGCCCGGCGTGAAGCTGCCCGGGGTGCCGGCAGAGCCGCCGGTGGCCGGGTTGCTGCCCCCGCCGCCACCACCCGTGGTGGAGCAGGCGTATTCGACCGGGGCCGAGGTGGCGCCGGACGGGCACAGACCCATCGTGTAGATGTAGGACGGGTAGCAGCGGTGCAGGAACAGCGAGCATTCCTCGCTGAACAGCCGGATGTACTCGTTCTGCTCCAACAGCGTCGAGTCGTAGACCGCGTCGAGCCGGATGATGTTGCGGGTGCCGAAGGCGAACGCGCCCGGTGCGTAGAGGATGAACTGCACCTGGTTGGGCCACTGGAGTGCCGGGTCCGGTCCGCCCATGCCGTTGCCGGAGCCGAAGTAGTCCTGCCAGCCGGTAATCCACTGCACCCGCACGTTCTGCGCGGCGAGTTGGGAGGCGATGCCGGCGCGGGTGTTGGCGACCGGGACGCAGCATGCGCCGCGCCGCAGGGCGTCGGCGTTGGCCACGTCGGGCAGCCAGGATGGCAGCAGTACTTCCAGCGTCTGGTTGGACGAGGCGAGGGTGCGGCGCCGGTAGTCGGACGCGGCGAGGCTGATCATCGAGTACAGGCCGGACATGGTGTTGTCGGCGGCGATGTCGGAGCCGGCGCCCACGTTGACCGGGATGGACGCGGCGATGACGCCGGCCATCTTCTGCCGGGCCAGCTTCAACTGGTGCAGCTTCAGCACGTCGCCGAGCAGCCGGTCGTAGTACTCCGGCCACGACGAGTCGTTGATGATGTCGCCCTTGATGCAGATGCCGTCACACGTCATCTGCGCGGTTTCCCACGTGGTACACGGCATCCGGTAGCACGTCTTCGGCGTGCCGTCGATCGAGTCCTGCTCCGTGTAGTGGAAGCCGATGTCGTCGATGTCCGGGATCAGGTCCGGGATCAGCGGGTAGGTGACGCCGGTCCGGGTGAACCCGAACGAGGGCAGGTCCAGGGTGCCTTCCACGCTGATCAGCGACGGGCACAGGTCCCAGAGCTGTACCGGCGGCGGACACCAGCCACCGGCGGCCGTCAGTGACTTGCCGGCCAGACGGGTCTGGTCGCAGGCCGCTTCGATGATCTCGGTGTCGTTGCGCCCGTCGGCGACCAGGCCGTTGGGCTGCGGCAGCGTGATGGACGCGACGCCCTGGCGCAGGAACATCTTGGTGCGCGAAGACATCGGGATCTTCTCCTGGTTGGGGAAGCCGGTCAGCCGCGTACGCAGCGCCTCCCCTACCTCTTTCAGATCCTTGAAACGGTGCCCGTTGGCGTAGTTGGGCAAGTCCGCTGCGGCGGTGATGACCGCCCGGTTGCCGGCCCCGGTCAGGTCGGGCGTCTTGGTGCGGCCGGCTGCTGCCCGGGTCAGGGACACGTTGGGGCGTGTCGCGACCGCGTTGCTGGTGGATCCGGATGCGGCAACCGGCTGTGCGACACGCGCGGTGCGGGCTGGTGCCGGCGGAGCTGCGGGCGCGGCGGGAGCGGCCGGAGCTGCTGGAGCTGCCGGCGCGGCCGGAGCCTCATTCGGGTCCGGGACCTGCGGGTTGTCCTGCTCGTCGTCGTCCTCGTCGCCCTGGCCCTCGTCGCCCTGCTCGTCGTCACCGTCTTCCGGGTGGTCGACTTCATCCGCCGGGTCGTCGTTGGCCTCCGGCACGTGCACCGAGTTGACCATCGCCTCCAGTTCGGCGGCGGCGGCGGACTCGGCCGCGTCCAGGGCCGCCTGGGCGTCCCGGTTGGTGGTGATGAAGGTGGCGAGGGCACGCAGGTTCGCCATGCCGTCGGCGTTGAGCTTCGGGTCGTCGCGCTGCTCATCGAACGCGGCAACTGCCTGCGTTTCCAGCTCGACCAACTGCTCGCGGGTCAGCCCGTCGAGAGTCTGCGGAATCTTGAACTTAGCCACTGGATGCTCCGAGAAGCGCGGGAAGAAACGATTCGGTGCTCGTTTCGACCGGCCCGCAGCCAGCGTCGAGTTCGCTCGCCAGCATAACGGACTTTCCCCTCACCTATTCAGGTACTTGCTGCGGTAATCTGGCCGTGCAACTGCTGCTGGCTGCGGGCCGGGCTCAGGACTCTCCTTTTTGCGAGGAATCCAATGCCCACCGAGTGTTCAGCGCTCATGCGGGGCAAGGTCGCCCGAATCACGCGAGTGGACGGTTGCGGCAATCCCGTGATGTGCGACGACGGGGTCACGCCCCAGTACGTTGTTTCCGACGGTGTGATCTCGATGCAGATCGAGCCGGAGATCGATGCCGGTACCGACATCACGCAGGACAACTGGAACGGCGATTCGTGTATCGACGTTCCGGCCTGCCCGAAGATCCGCTGGATCAACCTGACGGCAACGTTCTGTCGGATGGACCCGGATCTGTTTTCCATGTGGACGGGTGTCCCGGTGGTTCGGGATCCGGCCGGCAACGCCACCGGCTTCCGGGTACGCAAGAGCGTGTCCTGTGAGGAAGGTGTGGCGCTGGAAATCTGGACCGGATCGGCGGCGGCGAACCGTTGCACCACCGGCGGCGGGAAGGCGAAGTACGGCTACATCGTCATTCCGTGGGTGGTCAACGGCGTGCTCGGTTCGTACACCATCGAAAACGGCGCGGTCACGTTCCAGGTGACGGCGAAGGGCATCGACGGCGGCGGTTGGGGTGTTGGCCCGTACGACGTGTACGAGGGTGAGACGGCCGGCTCGACAGCGCCGTTGCAGACCCCGTTCGGTGAAGGCGACCTGGAGCACATCGACACCACGACGCTGCCGCCTCCGACCGCGTTCTGTGGCGCCAACTGTGTGGTCACGCCGACCCCGCCGGTGGCCTCGGTTGCGCCCGACCCGGCGGATACGACGGGCCACACGGCGATCGTGACCTACAACAACCAGCCGAACGGCCCGGTCACCATCGATTGGGGCGACGGCTCGGCGGTGGTCACCACGCCGACCGAGCAGGGTACGGCGAGCCACGTGTACGCGGCGGGAACCACCGGCGCGCAGAGCATCACGGTGGCCGACGCCAACAACACCGACGCGGTAACGACGCTGACGTTCACCATCACGCCGTAGCGCATGTGTGTCGGCGGGTGTCTCTCACCTCTCCGAGAGGCACCCGCCGACCTGTCACACTGACCCGGAGGGGGTGATTGGTGATGGCCTCACCTGACCTGATCACCGATCCGTTGCCGGCGCAGCGTTCCGGTGGTCCCTGCGACTGGCCGTTCGATCTGGGCTGCTGCCAGGATTTGGATCTGGAGACGGTGCCGGATGCGATAGTGACACTGTCCAAGACGTGGGTGGCGGAGATTCTGTGGGCGGCGACAGGTCGACGGTTCGGTCTGTGCGAGAAGCTGGTACGTCCCTGTAACCGTGGCTGTATCTCGATGCCGGAGCCGTCGCCGACGCTGGTCCAGGGCACCTGGTTCAACTCGTGCGGATGCAACAACCCCAACTCGTGCTCGTGCGGGCCGGTGTGTGAGTTGTGTCTGCCCGGCCCGGTGTATGACGTCTGCGAAATCCTCATCGACGGTGAAGTCATCGATCCGGCCACCTACCGGGTGGACGATCACCGCTACCTGCTGCGTACCGGGGGCGAGGAGTGTTGGCCGCGTTGCCAACACCTGGACGCCGGCATCAACGAGCCGGGTTCATTCGCGGTGCGTTACCGGCGTGGCGTGCCGGTGCCGGAGGGCGGCGCCTATGCGGCCGGCCAGTATCTGTGCGAAGTGATCAAGCAATGCATCGGTGACAAGTCGTGCCGGCTGCCGCGCAACATCACGCAGATCAACCGGGCCGGGGTGCAGGTGAGCTTCTCTGCCGGCTCCGGGAAGTTCGCCGGGCTGACGGGCATCCCAGAGGTGGACATGTGGGTGGGCCTGGTGAACCCTGCCGGGTTGACCTCGCCGTCGCAGGTGTGGTCGCCGGACACGTGTGCGAAGGTGCGCACCACCACCGCGCCACGGCCGTGGGCTGTGGGTAGCTGCAACCCGAGCGCTATCGTGCGGCCGGCTCCGTGACGACACCAACGCCACCGCAGCCCACCTGGTGGCCGCTGATCGCCTCGGTGACCCACTGCCTGTGCGCGAACCTGGCGCAGACGGTGGGTGGTCCGCCCGGACGCTGCTGCGCGCTGCCCGGCGGGTCGGTGATCCTGGACGACTGCTGCCAGGGCACCGGATGGGTGCGCCTGGACCGCATCGGCGAAACCACCATCACCGGCTCCCTGCTGGCGCAGCCGCCGCTCGGGTGGGGTGACAAGCCGTGCGGGGACCGGCAGGTGCAGATCGTGTTGGGTATCGGGGCGATGCGCTGCGCGGCCAGCTCGGACGAGCGTGGCACCCCACCGAGTTGTGAGGTGTTGGAAAACGAAACGCTGGTGATGTTGTCCGACATCGACGCGCTGTATCGCACCGCCTCGTGCTGCATGGCCGATCTGGGATCGCTCGGCGTCTATTCCGCGGAGCCCGCATTGCTCACTCCGCAGGGTCCCGCCGGCGGATGCGTCGGCAGTGAGCTGACCGTCGGCTACACAGTGGACCTGTGCCCTTGCGTGGATTGATGGGGGGTAAATGATGGCTCGCCCGAAAGGCACCCGGGGCCGGGGCAACGCCGAGACCCTGCGCCGGTACTGGGCCGAAGGCAAAGGCGCGGCGAAAATCCGGTGGGGTTCCGGCGGCGACTTCAACCGATGCACCCGCCAGTTGGCCAAGTACATGCCGGGCCGGGAGAAGGGCTACTGCAACCTGTTGCACCGTCGAGCTACCGGCATGTGGCCGGCGACGCACGCGAAACTACTGCACGGTGGCCGACGCTAGAAAGGGAGAACGGTCATGGCTTCCCGTAACCGATTCACGGTTGTGCACTCACCCACGAAGACGCCCACACTCGGCAACTGGGCGGTGAAAAACCGCAACACGGGACGGCTGATCGGTCGTCACCGGACGCAGGCCGCCGCCCGCCAGCATGCTGCGTCGCGGGGATCGGCGGTACGCCGATCCACCAGATAGCTGCATGCGATAGGTGCGGGGAAAGTATCGCGCGACCGTATGCTGCTCGTGTGTCCTGGTTGGAGCTGCTGCTGTTGGCTTTGGCCGTCGCCCGACTGACGGTGTTGGTTCGCGCTGACCGCATTTCGCGAGCGTGGCGGTACTTCGTGGCCCATCGGGTGCGCAGAGACGGCTACGTCTGGTACCTCCTGGACTGTTCGTGGTGTATCGGCATGTGGCTGTCAGCGTTGATCGCGATCACCGCGTATTTCTGGTGGGTGCACCCGTGGTATCGGGTCGTCATCACCGTTTTCGCGCTGTCCTATGTGGTTGGTGCGCTCGGCCATGCGCCATTTGAGCCCGACAGTGACTTGCCGGAGCGGGAGGACTAGCCGATGCCGGTTTTTTGGCGCAGTGCAGGCGATCTGGTGGGTGCCGAGGCTCTCGTCGCATCAGCGACCCGGATCACCGGACCTGGTTTGCGGTTCAACCGTTCGGGTTCGGACACGCAATGGCAGCGTGAGGCGTGGGAGTTCTACGATTCGGTGCCCGAATTCCGGTATGTGTGTGACTGGAAGTCTCAGGCCGCGTCCCGGGTGAAGTTGTTCATCACCACAGTGGACGACTCCGGCGAGCCCGACGCGGATGCGGCCGGGCCGATCCCGTTCGCCACCACATTTCTTGGTGGTCCGGCCATCCAGGGCCAGATCCTGGCGGCGATGGTGCTGCATCTGGAGATTGTCGGCATGTGTTTCCTCATCGGCCGGGTGCTGGACGCCGGTGGGGAGCGGTGGGATGTGTATTCGCTGGACGATTTGCAGGACAACGGCGACGGCACGATCTCCATTGACGACGGTGTCGACGTGCCGTGCGTGTTGGACCCCACCACATCGGTCATTATCAAAATTTGGCGGCCACATCCACGTCGGCACTGCGAAGCCAACGCCCCGGCGCGGGCCGCGCGGGCACCGCTGCGGGAAATCATTCGTGCCGACCAAAGCATTGCCGCGCAGATTGACTCCCGGTTGACCGGCAACGGCATCCTGCTGCTGCCGAAAGAGTTGACGTTCACCATTGCTGGGGCCAACCAGGACGACGGGCCGGGCGACGACGGCGGCGCCGACACGTTCATGACCGCGTTGACCGAGTCGATGATGACCGCTATCGGGGATCCCAACTCGGTCGAGGCCGTGGTGCCGATCATCATCCGGGGACCCGGCGAACAGCTCGACAAAGCGCGGCTGCTGTCGCTGTCCACACCCGTCTCCGAGGCGGTGATGGGCATGCGCGACTCGGCGGTGGGCCGGTTGGCGCGCGGCCTGGACGTGGCGGCCGAGGTGCTGCTGGGCATGGGCGACACCAACCACCTGTCCGGCTGGCAGATCGAAGAATCCAACGCGAAAGTGCACCTGGCCTCGCCGGTGGAGCTGATCTGCGCCGCGCTCACCGAGCAGTACCTGTGGCCGGCGCTGCGGGTGGAGTTCCCGGGCGACTACCGCCGCTACGTCGTCTGGTATTCGCTGTCGGAGCTGGTGCAGCGTCCCGACCGGGCCGCCGACGCCCAGCAGGTCTATGACCGCAACGAGCTGTCCGGCAACAGCCTGCGCCGGGAAAACGGGTTCACCGAAAACGACGCCCCGACACCGGAGGAGCGCCGCTACCACACGCTGCTGGAGGTGGCCGGGAAAGTGCCGGTGGCCGCACCGGCAGTCGTGGCGGAGCTGCTGCACGAGATGGGGGTGCAGGTGCAGCAGCTTGTCCCCTCCACACCGGCCGCGCCGGCAACACCGGCCATCGCCACCCCGGCCGGACCGGGCTCCCAAGGTCGCGGAACCGGGGTGAGTGCGCCGGCCGAGTCCCGGCCGCTGCCGGCGGCGCCGGCCATCACCGCCTCGATAGACGCCTCAATTGTCGCGGCGGCGGAGGCGTTGACGTTGCGGGCGTTGGAGACGGCCGGGAAACGCCTGGTGGGCCGCAACCGGCACAAGCTCGGCCACCTGCAACCGTGGGAGTACCACACCGCGCCCGGCATGTGCTGCACACCCACCTCGGCGGAACGACTGCTGGACGGTGCGTTCGCCACCTGCCCGAGTGTGGCCGCCGCTGCCGGGGTGGACGGGGACGCGCTCACCAAAGTGCTGCACACCTACGCCTGCGACCTGTTGTGCGCCGGCACGCCGCACACCCCGACGGCGCTGTATCACCTGCTGGCCGACTGGTCGCTGATCTGAGGAGTACGACATGGCCTACATCGATGTCCTCGTGGCGCGGGCCAACGCGCTCAACCCGAGCCTGCCCCGGGGTGTGCTCTCCGACGTCGCCGCCATCACCGCAGCCGCGTACCCGCTGCCCGTGTATGGCGCCGACGGCAACCCCATCGGGCGGGTGCTGGGCCTGGGCGTCACCGGGGACGAGGTGCACGCTCAGGTCCAGTACTTCACCGCGCAGACGCCCACCACCCTGCGGCCGGCCTACGCCGAAGTGGACCTGGCGATCCGGGGCACCGGCCGGATGATCACCGCCGCCGTCCTGGACAGTCTCAGTGCTGCCGCGTTCACCCCCGACTCGACGGTGCCGGGCATCAACACGTTCAACCCGGATGGGGACGCCTCCACCAACCCGACCGGGGACGACGGCGAACCCAACGACGAAAACATCACCGTCGATGCGGACCTGCCGGTCGCACCGCTGGACACCGAATGGGATCCGCACACCGCCACCGCCCGGATGTTGGCCAACGCCACCGGCAACGACGGCCTGGTGGACACCGACATGTTGGGCTCCGGGTTCCTGTACCAGGATCCCGGCTCCGACGGCAACAGCGTGGACGACTACCAGTTCCCCGTCGCCGACGTCCTCGGCGGAGCGTTGACCATCATCCCGAATGCGCTGCTGGACGCGGCGGCCGTCATCGACGCGGGCGGTCCCCCCACCGCACACATTGACGACAACGACATGCAGGCGTTGGCCGACGTGCTGGACGAGCTGTACAGCAACGTCGCTGCCAGCGCGCAGGCCGGCATGTCCGCCACCGACTCGGCGGAGGCTGCCGGCTCGCAGGCCGGGGTTGAGGCGGCCGGTGGCTGCGAATCGTGCGGCGGGGGACTGACCGCTGCCGCCACTGTGGATCTGCCGATCGCCGCCGACGCGACCACCTGGGACGGTTCGGCGGCGCAGTCGCGGGTGTTGAAGTGGGCCACCAACCCCGACGGCAGCGTGAATGCGACGAAGCTGGGCACCGCGTTCCTGTGGCGGGACCCGAAAGGCGACCCGACCACGCTGGCCGGCTACAAGCTGCCGGTCGCCGACGTCATCGGTGGGACATTGATGATCGTGCCGGCCGCGGTGCGTGCTGCCGCCGCCTCACTGGGCGGTGCGCGGACCGCACTGAAGGGGTTGACCCCGGCGGCGAAAAAGACGGCACGCAACACTGTGGACCGACTCATGGGCCGCGTGCGGGGTGCTAGAAAGGGACCTGCATCTTCCGGTTCATCCTCTGGTGGCTCGGTGACGGCCGCCGCCACAAGCACCGCGACCGTCACCGCAGTCACCAGCTACCGCCGGCATCTGCGCCCGCCCGGCGCCTACTTCGACCCGATCGCCCTGCCGGGGCCGACACCGATCACCGTCACCGCTGACGGTGAGGTGTACGGGCACGTCGCCGACTGGGAAACCTGCCACCGCTCGTTTGTCGCCGCCGGCATCTGCGTGCCGCCGCCGCACAGCCGCTGCGACTACTGCCATTTCAAGCTGGGCACCACCATCACCGCCGAAGGCAACGCCATCAAGACGGGCGCCTACTCGGTCGGTGGCGGGCACGCCTCCACCGACGCGGGTGTCGGGATGGCGGCGGCAAGCCGGCACTACGACGACGTTGCCTCCGTGCCGGCGGTCGGTATCACCGGCGAAGACGCGCACGGCATCTACTTCCACGGCGCGCTCACCCCGAGCGCCACCGACACGCAGATTTACAACATGCTCGCCTTCCCACCCTCCGGTGACTGGCGGGAGGAACGGCCCGGCACCGGCCTGGAAATGATCGCGGTCACCGCCGTCCCGGTGCCCGGGTACCCGGTGCAGGCGGGGCTGACCGCGTCCGGCGCAGTCGAGTCGCTGATCATCCCGAATCAGCGCGCCTATGTGGATAGTCCAGAAACGTCCACGGAAAGTGAACTGACGGATATTCTGGCTGCGGCAACGGCGCTGGCCGACGAGGCGGTCCAGGTGCTGGCAGCCAGCATCGGTCGTACCCGTACGGACGAGCTGACAGCCCTGGCAGCGCTGGTGCACCGCTAGGAGAGGAGCGGGCAACATGTCGCGGACACCGGACGAGGTGAAAGCGGACCAGGCGTTGGAAGTGGCCATCCAGGATGTGCTGGTCGCATCCGGCTGGGCAGACAACCGGCTGCTGACCGAGTACATCGTTGTCGGCGCGCAGGTCGGCTACGACGGCGACGGCGATCGGGTGTCCTCCTACTTTCACCTGCTGTCCAGTGGTGAACTGCCCTACCACCACATCATCGGTCTGCTGCACACCGGCCTGGAGCACTACACCGCCCGGAAAGAAGAGGACGACTGACATGGGTTGCAACTGCGGACAGACCGCCATCACCGTGTTCCGGCTGCACCGGCCGGACGGCACACACACCGACTTCCCGAGCCTGGACGAGGCGCGCACCGTCAACGACGCGGAACTGGCCGGTGCCGGCGTGATCCGCACCGCCCGGGTTGTCGCGGCCAAGAAATAGGTGCGGGGAAAATGACGCAGCCGTTTCTGGTCGAGGATGTACCGGCGTTGCGCCTGGTGTTACCGACCGGGCGTGGCGAGCATGCCCGGGGTCGGCCCACCTACCGGCGGCTGCGCTCGCGCGGGGAGTGCCGCACACCCTGCGACGACTGCGTGTTGATCCTGCACGAACACGGTTGGGTGGGGCCGGCGCCGCTGCCGGCACGGTGGATGCGAACCTCCCCGGCCGGGAAACTGCGGCTGTGCCACCCGCATGTGCAGGCGTGGATGTTGGCCGACAAGAAAGATGCCCGGACGTGAAGCGCCCCAACCTGCCGGCACACCACCTCATCGCGCAGCACTGGATCGCGCAGCCAGCACAGCGGTTCGTTTACGACCTCGGCGAGCCGTCATGTTTCGCCTGTGGTTGGTGGTCGCAGGCGGCCCCCGTCTACCCCGACGTCAGCATCATCAAGGCGTGGAGGCAATCCCGGCTGGAACGCGCCCACCTGACGCCGCATGCTCTCGGTGGCGGCGCCGAGGTGGACAATCTGGTGCTGCTGTGCCACACCTGTCATACGGAGGCTCCGGACTGGCGGGACGCCACCATCATGCTGTCCTGGATGGAACAACGCCAGTCGTGGTTACAGCGCAGGCGCAACAGTCTCAACCGCGAATGGGCGGCGCAAGCACCGAACAAATCTGCCGCCTATCTCGCCAGCATGAGCGCGGACGAGCTACGCGAGAAGCTTGCGCAGGCACTATCGGAGAACGGCAACACCCACGGGCAATTGCTCAGTGACGCCACCATCGTCGCGGCGCTGCTGTCACTCGACAATCAAAAGGATTTCCGGTGAACGCATTGTGGAACACCCGCACCGCCTGCGACCCGGACCTGGGCCGGCGGCTACGTGCCGCCCGGCAGGCAGCCGGGATGACGCAGGCGGTGGTGGCCCGGCAGATCGGGCGGACCACCTCTGCGGTGTGCATGTGGGAGAAAGGCCAACGCGGCATGGGCATCAACGATCTGGTGGCCTACGGCAGCGCCGTACACATCAGCCTGGCTGAATTGATCGGCGATGACCAACTGCCCGCAGCCATTGTCTGAACTACACACGAATCGTTGGGAAGGTATGTCCCACAACGAAAACAGCCAAACCAGTGGGCCGGACGTCCAATGTGACTACTGCGGCACCCTCGGCTCACCGATCGGCTGCATGGCCCTGGTGACGCCGATCGACGCCGACACCCTCGACGAGGCTTTCCAGGACGAGGCATGGAGCAAGCGGGACGCACCCGTGCGCATCGCCGGCATCGGTCGGTACATCGCCTGCTCCATTTTCTGCATGAACCGGCTCGTCACCCGACTGGTGCAGATGGAGCTGAGCGCCACCGAACCGACCATCGTCAACTGGGCACACGTGGACCCGAAGGTCAGCCGTGGCATCGATGAAGTCCTCAATCATCCGGAGCGGGCCGTGGGTCGCGCCCGACCGCGACGCATCGTGCTGCCGCCCGACAACATCCCCGAAGGTGGCGCCCCATGAACGAAGACGACGAGGATCCGCTGCTGCGCCTGGTGGTCACCGACCACGGCAACGTGCACTGCATGCACTGTGGACTGGTCATCCCGTGGCAGACCGCGCTGGTGGTGATCCGGCCCCGGGTCACCTACGCCGCCGACGCGCTCGGCGCCCCCTACATCGTGTCCTGCTCCATCGACTGTCTGGCCGGGACCTGCGCCTACGTCGCCGGCCGGCGGCTAGTCGACCCCAACGACGACGAGCTGCCACCGGCCGTTCCCCGGCCACGGCGGCGGCGCACCCTGTCCGACCTGCTCAGCCCGGAAGAGATGGCCGAACGACTCGGCATCGGCGCAGTAGCCCGGCAGGAACACACCCGCCTGTGAGTCGGCTCGTCGTCGTACTCGCCGGCCCCACCGGCGCCGGCAAAACCCACTGGGCACTGCACCAGGGGCTGGCCGTGTGGGACTGGGACGCCGCCGGGCGCAACCCGGCACGCTACGACGAGGGCCTGGCCGTCATCGCCGCCAACCCGGACGCGCTCGTTGCGGTGGAACGGCAGGCGCCGCTGATCGAACAGCGGGTACTGCTCGCACTCAAATGCGAAGCCACCCACGTCTACGTGCTGGACCCCGGCGAAGACATCGTGCACGAACGTATCGAGGCGCGGGGACGGCCGGCCGCAGCACACGAACACGACGCGGCACAGCTCTGGTACAGCCGCTACGTGCCCCACCCGCAGCATCCGCAGCCACCAAGCCACCTGGAGCAGTGATGAGCCTGACCGAATGGCCTGACGGCACCCGCATCGAAGTGCCCGGGGATCCGGGCGTCAGCCTGTACTACCGCGACGACACCCACGCCGCCGACGAATTCCGCCACTGGTGGGGGATGGCGGCCTGCTCGGCATCCACCTGGGCGGAGCTGGTGACACGCCACGGCGAAACCGCCGTCGCCGCCGCGATGCCGCTGTACCGGCCGGACGAAACCCGGCCCGCCTCCGTACGCCCCGTCCACGTCGTGCTCGGCACCGAAAACGGCGAACCCTACGTCTGGTGCTTCACCGACGCCGACGACGCCCGGGACGCCTACGCACGCGGCTGCGGCGAACGGATCCTCTCCGCCGTCATCCTCGGCCCCGGCGTGCCGCCGCAGGTGCTGTGCATCTACACCGGCTGGGCGCGTATCGGCCGGGATGACGAAGGCGACTACCCGCCGGGGATCGTGCGGCAGATAGACACCTGGCTCGCCCCCGGGGTGGAAGTGGAAACGGTAGCCACCGGCGGCGACCAACCGGGCAGCGTCGCCACCGTCGGCATCGACGTCCTTGACATCTTCGCCACCGGCCCGTCGCGGGACGCGGTGCTGTTCAACCTGGACGCACGCTACGAGAGCCTGAAAGCGAGCCGGGCGAGTGCTGTGGAGTGGCACGCGGCGCCGACCGCCATCCTGCGGTAGTCGCACAACGACGCACAGGATCTGCCTTCAATTCGGCGCAATACGGGCACAGCCGCAGGTCAGAGTGCCAAATACATCGACGGGCCGTCACACCGCTGACGGCCCGTCGTTCTTTGTCGATAGTGGTAGCCACCCCGCCCCCGGGCGAGGTGTGCGAGGTGGTTGCCCTAAGCAGACGACGGCCCGGAGCTGTACTGCCGGAAGCGGGGAATGGCCCCGTGTTCGGGGGTTCCCACGACAGGTTCGGGCCGTCGTCGTCCCGCCGATAGAAGCGCTCCCAGAGGCGCTGGGCAAGCTGCCGGTCGGAAAGGCTTGACAACGCCAACGATCTCATCAAGCGATGAGCCTCGATGGAATGGCGTGTTGAGTCTGTAATCCTCGGCCGTAAGGGCTGACCTGCGGAAGTGCTGAATGGTGCCAGGAGTGCTGGCCTGCCCGCAAAGCTTCGTCGATGTCAGGTTGTATTGCGCCCGACCTGCGGAATGCTGGGAAGTGCTAGAAATTCATAGGAAGTCATCGACGGTGCACGCCCGCGCGCGTGCGCGTGAGCGACGATGAGCGCCAGGAGCTGGTCTCGGAAACCATCGGCAGAAATGTGCGAATCGGCGCGGCGGCCGACGGGGACCGTCGTTGAACGCGGCCGGAAACGGCACTGAGAGCGCCGTGGAGCGGTTTTCGGGTGGGATCGATGGTCCCGGTCACCTCGGGGGGGCTGGCTCTGCGTGGAGACGAGCTGGGCAGGGACTGGCCGGCGGGCGCGGCACCCCCCGGACCCCCCTGGAAACCGCCCGGTGTCAGGAAGTGTGTCGGTGTTGAGTTTTCCCTTATTCTCCCTCCTCTACTTTCTCCCATATACCTTCTCCCGTATTCTCATATACTTTCTCCATTTCCTCCTATACCTACTTACTATCTTTTCCTTACACTCTTTACATAAAAGGAAGAAAGATAAAGAGAATTAGGAGGTGATATCGATTTCGTTCACGTGCTGTGAACGTCACGACGCCTCAGCACTGGTGTTGGAATCCTGACACGACGTCGGAGCGGCGGATAAATACCGCCAGCGGCAGTTTGAAACGGATAACACGCGCCGTGAAAACGAGTGTGAGGACTTGACCCCCAAACTACTAGCCGGTCAACATAAATGAGGGAGGTAGCACGTCCGGTTCGTGCCTCGATGTCCGTTTCGAAACGATGACCCCTACGGTGTCCGTTTCGAAAACGGACACCGGGCACGAACCGGACGTGCTAGGTGAACCTCGTCACGGCCGGCGGCGCGTGTGAGCTTGCTCACACGCGCCGAGCGCGGCGCATCGGCGCGAGCCGATGCACGCGCATCGGCGCAGGCCGATGGCCGGTCCGATGTGGAGCATCCACATCGGAGTCACTGGCAGCGTGTCAGTGACGGAGCGCTCGGATCGGCGCGAAAGCGTTGCGCAGCAACACTTTGCGGCAACACTGGCGCCCGGCTTGCCCCGCTTTGCCCGGCTGCGCATCGACGGGCGTCGACACTCCACAGTGGCAACACGTTCCGTGTAGCCACTCCATTGTGGACACGCCCGCAAGCCGGCTACTTGCGAGCGTCCCGCTCCGCTCCCATGCACGTGCATGTGCACGTGCATCGCGCTCGCATGTGGACGGCGTCCGTCCACTTGCGAGCGCGCTACTTCGTGGTCGGCGCGCCGCCCGGTCCGACGCGGCATGGTGTCGGGGTTGGCCGTTGTCAAGCGGCTGGCTTGTGAGTTTCCCGACCAGCCGTTGGCTACACGCTTTAGGTAGCGCGCGCTACGGTTGCCGGACAGCGCCGAACGGGCGCACCGCGAGAGGTAGGGCCACCCATGAGCACCGTTTCAAATACCCCCCCGGGGTCTCCGGACGCACGTTTCCGCACGGCGGATGGGCGCACCATCACGGAGGGGCTCGCGTGCTGGGACAACAATTTGGATCTTGTGATCGTCAAGGTGTCCGAGTCGCGCGTTGACTCCGGATGGTGGGACGGATGGTTTGAGACTGTCCGCCCGGACGGACAGCGCGGTCCCGTGATGAATGGCGAGCGGCTAACCACGGTGCACCCGTTCGATCGCACCCGCGCGGCTGACGCTCTGGCGCAGCGTCACGTGGACTACCCGCACGAGCCCGGACGGTTGGTCGAGTGCCCCGCATGCGAGTTCGGTCCCTGCCAGTGCGACCCGACCACGGCGCCGTGCGTGTCCCGCGAGTGCGTACAGGATGGCGAGCCGGACGCGCCCGGACCGAACTACGTCGCGCGCTTCACTGCGGGTGGCATCATCGCTGCCCTGCCGCAGTTCAACGGGTCACCTGTCCCTGCCTCTTACGTGTGCGTGGTGGACCGTGGCGAGGGTACGCGCGACCGGTTCGTGGTTGTCCACTCCAACACGGTCGGGGCCGAATGGGACTGGTCTTACCTGTACACCGACGACGTCACGGAAGCGCTCGACCGGGCGCTGTCCGTCGCTGGCTTCCCATCCCTGCCGGAGCGTGCCGCATGACCCGCTCTCGCATGCTCGCCACTACCGCCGTTCTAGCCGCTGTGTCCGCCGTAGCGCTGCCCGCGCACGCGATGGGTACCACGGTGACCGTGCAGCGCCAGGGTGCCGCTGTGCAGCTTCTGGCGGACACGGATGGCGGGGCATTCCTGGCGATCGGCATAGCGGACTGGCACCCGTTTGTCGTGTCCGGCTGACCTGTGACGTACCCAACTCGGCGCGGCTACACAATCTCGTGTAGCCGCGCTATGGTTGTGCGTAGGCGGCAAGCGTTGCCGCACAACGGAAGGGACCAACCATGATGATCAGCGAAATCCGCGCACTGGCGAAAGCCACGCTTGGGCACAACGCTTACCTCAACCTGAACGAAATGACGTCCGAAGCGCTCGGTTACGCCCGTGGGCGGTTGGACGCGGCCAACGGTGGCCACCCTGCCCCCTCGGAGGATGCCTACCACTTCGCAGGGATCTACGCGCAAGCCGCGTATGACTGCCACACAGGCCAGACGTCAAGCCTGCCAGCGATTTACGCGCTGTGGGATGAGTGGGACGCGGCCGGACGTCCCACGGTCTGACCGGGCCGGCAGGGTGGCGCGCGGTACGCCGCGCGTTGCCCTGTCTGCCCGGACGGATGGCAGGCAGCACAACGGAAAGGGACCAACCATGAGCTACGCACTTGTCACGGATCTGCCGGAAGCGGTTCGCCGCGCGCTCACCGCTGTCAGCTACGGGCGCAAAGACATCGAAGTTAAGGCGAGCGCGACCGTTGTCCTTGGCGACAGCGGAGCGGGCAACGGTCGGCAGTCTTTCGCTGTGCTGGTCAACTTGACCACGGGCGAGCACACCGTGTCGCGCGGTTCGTGGGGTGGGGAAAACATGTTCGTCCGGGACAACGCTGTCGACTCTGACCGCAACGCTTACCCGTTGCCGGGCGATGGTGTGGCGATCACGGGCGTGCGCGGGGGAGGCCAGCCGGTATGGGCACAACTGCACATCCCTGCCAGCATGGTTGACCGCATGCTGCCCGGTCCCACGGTCGCGCTCTCCGATGTGCAGTTGACCGCGCTTTACTGCCACAAGGCGCTGAAGGGTGGCGCGTACCGGCGTGACGCGCTCTCGCGCGCCAACATCGGGCCGGACGTGATTGACGCGCTGGTGAGCGCTGGCCTGCTGAGCCGGAACCGCGCGGGGGCGGTGGCGATCACCACGGACGGGCGTAACGCGCTGGGAGACTTCCGGGCCTACGTCTGACCGGGCCGGCCGGATGGTGCGCGGTACGCCGCGCGCTGTCCAGTCTGCCCGGACGGCAGGAACCAACACGGAAGGGACCAACCATGAGCCAGCCACTAGCGGAGCGCGTACACCCTGCCCTGCCGGACGCGCCGTATACCGCGCTCCGGGACGGTATCGCTGCCCTACCAACGGAAGCGGACCGGGCGCGGGTCGAAAGCGCGTACGGGTGCGCCAACGGGTACGCATGGGGTCGCCAGGATGAGGCCGGAGTGACGGACACGGAGCAAGCTAGCCGTTTCGCGCTGGCCTACGCATGGCATGCGCTGTGCTACGTCAACGAGTCATGGCACATGTGCAGCAACCCCAAACGCGCATGGGTTGAATTCCTGGCGACTGGCACGGTGACCGGGGCATGAGCCATGTGCGCACCTGGTATCCCTACCGCGCGACTAGGGATTGCCGTCCGTAGTGTGACCGGGCACACCCTGCGCTGGCTACACAATTGCGTGTATCCGAGCTACGGTTGAGCCTCACCGCACAGCACAGCGAAAGGCAGTCCCGTGGCACTCCACCAGGCAGGCAAATCGGCGATCGAGCAAGGCATGCGGGAGCGCGCGCCGTTCCGGCACGGCAACACTGCCGGCAGTGTCAGCCTGGATTCGTTCGGGCAGTTGCCGGAACCGTTCCGGACGGAGCTGTGCGACGCGCGCGACCGTGGCACCCTCGCCTACGTCGTCTATAGCTACGCAACGCCGATCGCATGGCTTGACCGGGGCGCGTGGACGGTACCGGGCGTGCGGTACTCCGTGACCACAACGAATCACCAGAGCGCGGTACGGATGGCCATCCATTGGATCATGGCTGCCGCGTAGGCGACCCGATGGGCCGGGAGTCCGCTCCCGGCCCGGCCGTCCCCGGTGTCCGTTTCCGCGCGGTTTGGGACTGGTGGGGCTGGAGCGACGCACGGGGCCAGCGCGACGGGCGAGGCCGGCGAGCCACACGGGTCGCGTGAGCCAGCCGCCCGCCCGGCCCCGGCCCGCCGCCGCCGCCCGTACCGCCGAACGTGTGACCCGTCTGGCTACCGTTTCCGGGTAGCGCCGGGTACGCTTGACCAGCACAACAAACCGAGCGAGGGACCGAACATGATTACCACGGCTAGCGCGTTTGAGCTGCGCAACGTCACCCTAGGCCGCATCACCGGCGTAGGCATTTTGAAGGTCGACATGCAACTGCGCTGGGTTGATCGGCCAGCCATGACGATCGAGCACTGGCAGGTTGACGGGCACTGGCAGTTCAGCGCCTCCGGCACGATGTGGAAGCGCGTTGACTCGGACGACTGTTTCGAGGGTGGCCAGATCATCGGCCGCGCCCGGCAGTTGAAAACCCCGGCCGCGCTCCGATTGGCCCGGCTGTGGGATCGCTGGCACCTCAACGACATGCGCGCCGGTTGCGCCCACCAGACTCCGGTCGGCGATGACACGTCATCCCAACTGGCCAACACTCCGCCGTGCCCGCAGACGGGCTATCGCTGGGGTTCGGCGTGGCTCACGGAAGAAATCCCGGCCGACCAACTGACGGCGATTGTCGCGCTGGCCGACGAGCTGGCCCCGGGCCGGCTGTAAACATCACTGACCAAGATCAACTTCTCCAGGGTGCCGCCAGAGCACCATGATCAAGATCATCTTCGAGCAAGGGACCGCACACATGAGCAACACCAAGATCATCACCTACGCCTGCGGCTACTGCGGCCTACCCGCCGTCGACACCCGCGACGGCCGGACCATCCACGGTGACGGCACGCCCGACGTCCCGGCCATCACCCCGGGCGACTTCGTGACCGGCTCGCACCGGCCGGGTCAGCCGGTCATGAGTTACGACCTGGTCGAGGTTGAGCCGGAGCCGGGCACCCCGTGCGGTTACTCGGCCGCGTGCCCCAACGAGGCCACCATGATCATCGACATGGCGCCGGTCAACTCGGCGCTGCCGGTCTGCCAGTCGTGCGCGGACCTGTACGCCCGGCTGAGCGCATGACCCACACCGTCCGATGGCGCGAGCTGGGCGATGATCCCGGCTCGCGCCGACTGGCCGAGTTTGCCAGCGCGGAGGACGCGGGCGCGTTCGCTGCCCGGTTGCGTGGCGAGGCGAGTGCGCAGGAATCCACGGGGATCCTGCGCGCCCGGGTCGACACGACCACCGTCAAGATCAACTAGCTCGGGAGTCCACTGTGGATGAGCGTGTTCAGGCAGCAATCGCAGACATCGATGAAGGCGAGGACGTCACGCTCACGCCCAACCGCACGCGCATGCGTGAGCAGTTGGCCCGCCGCAAGGCCGCGATCCTCGGCGAGCTGGCCGAGTTGACGGGGCGGCGTACCACCGTGATGGAAGCGCACGCGGCGGCAACGGAGCGGCACATCAAAGCGATGGACAAGATCAACAACCGCATGAAAGAACTACGCGACCAGGCGGAACACGTTGCGGCGCAATGGGATTCCGTCGAGTCGAGCACTGACGACTGATCAAGATCAACTAGCACCAGGAGTACAGCAATGCCGTTTTTGGGTTTGACATTCGCCGGCCGCAAACAGGCCAAGATCAGCAGGCAGGCACGCGCCGTCGCGATGCGTGAAGCGCTCGCCGCGAAACGCGCCAGCAAGGTCGAGGTGGATCCCGATGTCGCCGCCGCGCGGGCGCAGCGCGTACGTGAGCACGCGCAGGCGTGGGCCGCTGGCGACACGTCCAAGTTGAGCAGGCGTGAGGCGCGCAAGGTCGCCCGGCGGTTGGCCAACCCGCAGACGCCGGCTGACATCGCGGACGCGGCGAGGGCGGCCGGGATGAGCGTTGCCGACTACACCGCCGCGCAGACGCTGCTCGCGGCGAAGGAAACCGCCCGTGCGACATCGGCCCACAACAGCCGTGACTCGCTGGACTGGTGGACTGGCCGCAAGCGCGGCAAGCGCTGATCAGTGCCACAGGTCACACCCGCCCGGCTACACATTCCCGTGTAGCCGGGCTAAGCTGGTTACAGACATCGCGGCCACCCCCGCCGCACCGGCAACCGCAGGGAGCAACAGGAAATGACCGAGACATACGACCAGAGGATCAGCCGGGAGCGCGCCGCGCGTACCGCCCGTGAGGTAGCCGAGCAGGATGCGGTGACGAACCTGCCGACCCTCGCGGCGCAGGTGGCGGCCGAGCTGGGCGACGGGTGGAGTGTGGACACCAGCCACGAGACGAACAGCCGCGCCGTCGCCATCGTCGGGCCGGACTCGGCGCGCATCGTGCTGCTGGTCGACTGGCGCAAGCCGGAGCGCACCAACGTCACGTCGGACCTGCCGAGCGGTTCGTACAAGGTGATGGCCAGCGACGACTACAAGGCCGGCAACGTTGATATCAGCGTGGCCACCGACCGGGGCGCGGCAGTGATCGCCCGGGAGATCACCCGCCGGGTGCTGCCCGTGTACACCCCGATCCTGGCCAAGGCGCAGGCTGCGATCAACCGGGACAATGATGCGGAGACCAACCGCGCCGCGCTGGTGAAGCGGATCGGCGAGGAGTACGGCCTGTCATTCGGCACCGACCGCGACCGTGGCCGCTCGACCGCCTCCGACTGGCGTACCCACCCCAACCTCACGGTGAGCCTGGAGCTGACCGGCGACGGCAACCGGGGTGAGCTGACGCTGCGGGGCGACACCACGGCGCTGCTGGCCGCGCTGTTCGCCGCCCGTAAGGGCGCCCGGTCGGTGGCCCCGTGAGCCCGTGCCCGTGGGCCGGGTCGCCGTGGGAATGCTCGCGCGGCTGTGCCGACTGCGGCGCCTAGGGACAACGACGGGGCAGCGTCTGCGAACCGCTGCCCCGTCGTCGGACTCCCCGGCAAAAGGGACCTAGCCCGGCCACTGTAACCCGGCATCGAATTTCAGACATCACACGACGTAGACTGGCTACCGGAATTAGGCGGCCGTAAGGGAGCACAGATCATGAGCGACACCACAACGGATACCCCGCCCGCACGGCGGATGTGGCGCCCGGAAGGGCAGACGACGCTGACCCGCCGGTCGCCGCGCATCAATGACGACGTGTGGGGCATCGCCCTGCGGCACGCCGAGGCGGAAGGGTTCACCGTCTCGTCTTACATCCGCAAGGTCATCACCATGTACCTGGATCAGCCCAAGCGGGTCACGGTGGCGGAGACGCCCGGCGGCAAGCCGCGCGAGACGCTGCGCCCGCTGCGCACCTCTGACGCGCTGTGGGACCGGGTCGGTTCGCGGGCGCTGCGCGACCGCACCAGCCGCGAGGGTGTCATCGCTGCGGCCATCCTGTACGCCGACGCGCAGACCACCGATGGGGAGTGAAGCGATGACGACGGAAGTTTTCGGGGCCAGCCGCGAGCAGGCCGCCCGCATGTCTGACCTGTTTCCTGGCACGCGCATTGAGATCACGCCCGAGGGCGTCATGGAGGTAACGGTGACCCCGACGTTGGGCCGACACGGACGGTGGGTCATCGACCTGAGCGTGTGGCTGGTGAGCTGCTACGGGCGCGGCCGGGCCGCCTCCGAGGTGGGCATCGACACGGCCGGGCGCACCGGCGGGCAGCCCTACCGGCAGGCGGACCTGGCGCTGTTCTACGGCACTGTGCCCGATGACGTGCGCTACCACGACCCGTCGATGATCGCGCTGGTGATCGAGGTGGAGTCCGAGTCGACCCGGGCGGTGGACTGGGCGGGCAAGGTGGCCGACTACGCGGCGGCCGGGATCCGCCATTACTGGATCGTGGACCCGCTACGGGAAACGGTGGCGATCTTCCGGTTGGGCGACGCCGGCTACTACGTGTCCGTGCGTGCCAATCACCCGCTGGAAACCCTGCTGGACGAGGACCCGCAGTACTTCCTGGCGTTGCCGCGATGAACCACTTTGAGGCGCGCGTGTGGGACGACAACGCGCACCGGCTTGTCCGCCTGGAACACGACCAGGAGGCGGGCGGACTGTCCGTGATGGTGGACGAGGGCGACCGAGCGGCGTCGCTGCTGCTCACCGACCGGGGCGTACGCCAGCTCCGCCTGGCGCTGGCCCGCTACGAGCGTCAGCGGGCCGGTGCGGCATGAGCGGCGGCATCGGGCCGGAGCGGGCCGCCCTGGTCCGCGCGTTCGGCATGATGCCCCGGGTCAGTACGGAGGACCACTCCGACGAACTGGCCCGGCAACGGGCCACATGGGCGGCGGCGCAACACCTGTATGAGGCGGGCCGCTCCAACGACGACTCCCCGCCGTGGGATGAGGTGGACGCCGAAGTCATGATCAACTATCACGACCTGGCGGCAGGCATGATCGAGACCTACCGCGCGACGATGGTTGCCAGCTACCGCGCCACGCATCCGTAGCCGCCTATTCGCTGTCGGGTACAGACGCGGACGAACATTGGAAGTACATTGTGGCCACAGATGTGCGTATGCCAATGGATGATCTCGCCCGTCGTGTCGAGTTGCGCTCTACCGTGAGGCTGTGACCCGGCAAATCAAGATCAACACTCATCAATTGGTATGGGCGCGCTGGGCTATCCGGTGCGCCCGTTGCCATAGGTGGGGCATCTGCGTTGACCAGTCGGTATGCGACGAAGCATTGTTCAAACGTCTCACCGATGAATGACCAAGATCAACTCCCCGGGGTGGTGACAGCGTGGCGCTGACAATGGTGCTTGCCGCTGACCGGGCCGGCACGATCGGCCGGGACGGCGCTCTGCCGTGGCCCCACATCCCGGCCGACATGGCGCACTTCAAGGCGGTCACCGAAGGCGCCCACGTCATCATGGGGCGCCGCACGTTCCAGTCGCTGCCCGGCGGTCGGCCGCTGCGGGGCCGGCACAACATCGTGCTCAGCCACGGTGAGCCGCCGGTCGCCCACAAGAACGTGACCGTTGTGCACAGCACCGGCGAAGCTTTGGCGGCCACCAACTACAGCGACGCTTTCGTGGTGGGCGGCGCGGAGGTTTACCGTCAGTTCCTGCCGATGGTGGGCATCATCTACTTGACCTTGGTGGCCGGCGAGTTCGAGGGTGACACCCGGATGGACTACCGGGAGCTGCTGGCCGGCTTCGCCGCCAACCCACTCGTCATCCAAACCGCCGCGTCAGGCGACGTCCCATCCATCATGATCATCCGCTTCGAACGGCTGGAGCTGGCATGAGGGCGACGCTGCTCGCCATGGCCATTGCCGGCCTGCTCGCCGGCCTGGCCAGTCTCGCTCTCAGCCTGATCCTGCGGCGCCGGATGGCGCGGCGCTACGAGCGCATCATCACCGGCCAGGATCACCTGATTGACGAGCTGATCCGCGCACTCCACATTGGGCGCAGTACGCACTGCCCAGCCTGCGGGGAGCCCATCACCGACGTGGAGACCGGCCGCGCGGTGTGCGGGAGCTGCGGCGTGGCGGTCACGATTTTTCCCAACGTCACCGTGTCGATGGCGTCGTTGCCCGAGGAGTCACCATGAACATCTTCGTCGTGATCGTCGGTGTGCTCGCCGGCCTGGCCGTCGCCGACATCGCCGTCAACCTGATCTGCAACTACCGACGCATCCTGGGCGCCAACCAGACCCTGGTGGACCAGCTCGCCCACGCGCTGGCCTGCGCCAACGAGGACAGCCGGTGAACGCTTTCGAGGATGGGGTGGGCGCGGCGGCGGCCGATGCGCTCAGCGAGATGTTCCCCGACCTGTATGCGCAGCCCGGTCACTACGCGCTGCGGGGCTCGCCGACGTGCATATGCGGCGCTCGCTGGGTTGCGAAGTTCAGCGGCGGATACTGCTCTGGGCTGGCGACGGACGAGTACGAAGACGAGGTGAGTCTGGTCATGGCGATGCGTCGGTTCGGACGTCACGACGACGACTTGGACGCCCACCTGATCGAGCGACTGTCCAGCCCCGAATTCCGGGCTGCCTGGATTGCCGCCGCGCCGGAAGGCTGCTGCCCGTTCTGCCACGAGCGGCACGGTTTCCACGATCCGACGCTGCACGGCTGCTGGCCGGTCAACCGCAAACACTTGGTGGATAAGGGATGGCAGCATGATGTGTGAGCAGCGCATCAAGATCCCCTCGGCGATGGCGTTCAGCTCCGACGGTTGCCCGGCGGTCATTCTGGTGATGGCCGAGGATGAGGCGTTGACGTTGGTTCGCATGCTGAACTTCACCGCCGAGCTGTCGCACGCCTTCGCCGACCAGAATCCCGGGATGGACGTCAAGGCGCAGGAACGCAACCTGCGCCGCGTCCAGGGGGCACTGCTGGCGGCGGTGACGCTGCGATGAGCTGTCCACCGTGGCAGTACACCCCGGGCAGTGACGCCGCCCTGAGCGCCGGCTGCCGCTGCCCTGTCCTGGACAACAACCACGGTCGCTACCCCCCGTACGAACCGAACGACTGGTGGATCAGCGAACTGTGCCCCATGCACTACCTGACCGAGGAGAGCACCAGTGGACGCGACGAGCGCCACCCCGACACCACCGGAGCCGGAGCCTGAACTGACCATCGGCGAGCTGGCCGAATCCCTGCCCGTGGACGTGTGGATGCCTCTGCCGGGTTACCCCGACTGGCGGATCAAGAGGTTGCCTTCGGGTGACGTGATCGCTGGCCGGTCATGAAGCGCCGCATCGGCAAGTGGGACGAGTGGGATGTGGTGAACAAGTATTGGCGCCAGCGCCTGACCTGTTTCAACCACGCCGGGAAGACGGACCGGATCAAGCGGCGGATGCGTCGCCGCGACCGGCACGATGCCAACCAGGAGGTGCGCCGTGGCGACCAGCATCACGATCGGTGACGGCGGCAAGCTGGGCCTGGCCGTGGCCCAGATCGTCGGCCATTCGCTCAGCCACCTGGACGGCTGGCCCAGCGCCGACGATGACGGTGTGGCGCGCGAGTTCGGTTGCTGCGTCCAATGCTGCGCCGCCTGCGCTGGGCTGAGCCTGTTGTGGGAACGGGGCGTGCTGGATGACGTGGTGCGCCCCATCATCGAAGACGACTTCGATCTGCACTACGCCTGGTGGGTGGACGACAAGGTCAGTGAGGACTGGCTGGCGATCGGCTGGCGGGAAACCGCCTACCATCCGCACCACCATCTGCCCCGTCACGTGGACGGTGATGGTTGCGATGACGATTGAGCCGTTCCGCTGCTGGCATTGCGGCATGGCCAGCCTCAATCCGAGCGACGCCCGGGAACGCTACTGCGGCAACTGCCACCACTTCTGCGATGACGTGGACGACGAGGACGTGGAGACGCTGCTGGACGTTTTCGAGCGGGGCGCCAAGGGCCTCACGGCACCACCGGAGCCGTGGTGAAGCGCTGGCAGGACATCACCCCGCAGGAGGCCGCAGAGCGCCGGCTGAACCTGGCTGTCGACATCGACATCACTGCGCCGCTCAATGAGGAAGGCGAGCGGTGCCCGTGGCCGTGGGATCCGCAGCAGCTTGTCGGCGCCCCGATGGGTCAGTACCACTGCCCGTACTGCGGGGCGATGGTGATGGCCGGCCTGGAGCACGTGGACTACGCCGACGCGGTTGATCCCGAATGAGCGCCGCGAACGCTGAGGATCCGGAGCTGCACAAGGTCACCGTCAACCTCTCCAACTCGGCGTTCGCTGCGCTGCATTGGGTGACTGGCCACACGGGACACACGAGGACCGACGCCATCAACCGGGCGCTGATCATCATGGCGCACCTGGTGGACATCCAGCCGGGGGAGACGATCAACCTGGAGATGACCGAGGGTGTAGAGCAGCTTCCGGACCGCCGGTTCCTCGTGTATCGGCGTGGCACGAAACGAGGACACCGCAATGGACCAACCGAACGATGACATCCCCGAGCTGATCCCGGCCCACCAGTTCATCACCGACCCGCATACCGGACCGCAGGTGTTGTTCTTTGAGCAGCACACCGGCTACATGCTGTGGCGGGAACGGTGGTGGGTGCAGTTGGACGGCTACTGGTTCCAGATCCACAGCGAGCCAATGGAAGGTGTCCTGACGGCCCGGTGGACGCACCTGCATTCGTTGCGCCCCAAGCCGAAAGAGCCCACCGCGGATTTGCCGCCGCAGCGCATGGCGCGGGAGGTGACCACTGTGGAGACGAGCGGCGATGCCCTGTGAGTAAGTGGAGCCATCTGCTGTGCTGGGATTGTTGGCGCAGTCTGGAGCCGCACCGGGTGGCGCACCGGGTGATCGACGCGAAGCCGGATCGGTGCTGCATGTGCGGGGCGTTGACGGACTCGGGGATCTTCCGCCGGGCTGACCCGGACGTGTTCCCGTGCCGGGGTTACCACACCTGGGACACGGACGACTGAAATGTTGCGGCCGACAACATTGGTCGATGTTTTGCGCTACAGTGGACACGCTCTGGTTGCGAGACGGTCGGGGCTCATCCAGACAGCGGCGCCGGGTTGCCTACCCGGCGCCGCTGTTGTGTGCACGGTCATCTTCGGCAGCCCGACGCGGACGGGGTGCCGGCGGATCCGCATCGGGCAGCCGGGCCAACCGTACGGCGGTGCCGTAGGCGCACAGCTCCACCCACGTGCTGGACAGTGGCCGGTGGTCGAAGCGCACGCCCAGTACGGCGTTGGCGCCGACCATCCGGGCGTTGGCCATCATCCGATCCACGGCGGCCAGCCGGGCGTTGGCCAACTTCACCGGGTAGTCGCGTTCGTGCTCGGGCAGCAGGCGCTTGACACCGTCGAGGAACGGGTTGATGGGTCGGGCCTCCGTGCCAGCAACGATGCCGAACACATTGATGATGGTCCACCCGGGGGGCACGGTGTCCATCGTGGAGGCCAGCAGTTCGTTCATATCCTGCACAACGAGCTTGCTACCAGACTAGCCACCAATTGGCACCAAATTAGCCGTTGGCACGCCGGCGCGGGATTACGCTGCGTCAATGGCTCAGACACGCAACGTTGGAGACGGTGCGCGGTGAGCGCGCGGGTGTTGGTCAGGATCCGCTGCGAAACGTGCCTGACCGACGAGCTGCTGCCACAGGCCGGCGCCTCGGTGGACCGGGCACGCCGCATCCTGGCGGCCGAAGGGTGGCGGGTCAGCGCCGACGGGATGGCCGACGTGTGCGACCAATGCGTCCAGGTCAGGCTGGCTCGTCCACCGGCACCTCGCGGGGTGCGGCCAGCGAGCGCCGGGCGGTGATGCGCCGGTCCAGCTCAGCGCGCAGCGCTTCGAGCCGGGCGACCCGCTGACCCTCGTCCAGGTGGGCCAGGTCCACACCGTCGATGGTGGACGCGCCCCGGGCGCGGATGGCTGTCTCTTCGTTCCAGGACGCCCGTTCCATTTTCGCCGCGACTTCCAGCAGCCTGGACAGTTCGGTGGGGGTCAGCTCGTCAATGGGGATGGTCAGTAGCCGGGCTTCCACGATGGACATGATGTTGCGGGCCAGCTTGGCGTGCCGCAGGATCATTTCCCGCCGCTCGTCGGCGGCCTTCGCGGTGAACAGCCGGTGCATTTCGGTGTCGTAGGCGCTGGCCCGGTTGATCCACTGCCATTGCGTGGCCAGCCGGTGGAAGTGATCCCGGGATTTGTGGGCGCGGTCAGCGGCGCGGGCGATGGTGCGGTCCTGGCCGAGGTCCCGGTAGGACAGAAAGTGCGCGTAGGCGCTCTCCGACTCGCCCGGCATGCGGTCCCACGGTGTGTGGGGGAAGACTATCTCCCCCTCAATCGTCTCGTTGGCCGCCGAGTTGCGGGTGGTCAGGTCATCCAGATTGGACACCGCACCCCACCTCCGCCTGTGAACTGTGCCGACTTCGCCCGAGAGTACTGCGCACCGGGCCTAACCGATCGTGGGTGCCGTGAGGTGACGGCCCATTTCCTCATCGTGTCAACTTCGCTGATTGGCTCGGATTCTGTCGCCACCGCGTGTAAGAGTGTCCGTCATCGCTAACTTTCCCCGCACCTATCCGGGAGGTGTAGTCATGGCTGGTCCCCGAGTGGCGGCACTGTCCAACGACGAGATCCTGGCGCTGTACCGGCGCGGTGACTACAGCCGTACCCGGCTGGCCCGGCTGGCTCGGGTGAGCCGTACCCGGGTTGACCGGGTCCTCGCCGAGGCTGGCATCGACCTGGTGCCGTCCTACCTGGACGAAAGCGTCCGGCAGGGAATCCTCAACTCCTACGCCACCGGACTGTCCATCCCGGACGTGGCCCGCACCTACCGGGTTGCGGTCGGCACCGCCACGTTGGTGATCCTGCGGGCGGGTGTGCTGCGCACCCCGGGCCGGCCGCCGGGACGGCTACGGCTGCACCCCGGCATCGACGTGATGGAGCTGTACGCGGCCGGCGGGGTGGCGGCCATCGCCGAGATGGCGGGCGTGTCAACCAGCACCGCGTACCGCCTCGTAGCGGAGGCGAAGTCGTTGCCGCCCAACGACGATGCGCCGATCATCTTCACCGCGGATTTGCCATGCGAGGTACATGCTGGCCGCGATTGTGTCGAGTGTGGCCCGTGATTTCCTACGTGGGTTTCACCGGCTTGAAAGGCAACTTCGCCCGCACGCACGCCTCCGTCGCCACGGCAGCGGTCGCGTTCGCCGAGGCCGGCGGGGACCTGGTGGGCGGCATCAACCGGCTGCTCGGGGTGTCACCCGGCAAGCCGTTGCCGCCGATGAAGCTGGTGACGCTGGAGGCCGGGTTGCCCTGCCTGCCGGTGGACGCCGGCCTGATCGTGGCCGGTGACTTCGAGACCTACCGGATGCGCTTTTTCGCGCCGATCCACTGGACCAGCGGGGAGCCGGTGTGGTGGCCGGTCGGCTCGCTCGCGCCGCACTTCACCTTGAACGACGTCGAATCGGTGGAGTCCAACGTGGCGTTGACGTCGCCGGTGCCGCGCCGCCGCCCGATCCGGCTGCTGGTGTCGCCATGAAACTCGACCCGACCCTGCCGCACTTCGCCTTCGATGCCGCCCTGGTGATGTGCCCGTGGTGTGAGCGTCCCGTCGCGGTGGCAGGCAACGGCCGGCCGATCCCGCACCGGCCCACCACCTATCCGACCGTGTTCAAGATGCGTCCCTGCATCGGGAGCTGGTGGCGGCAGTGACGCTCACGTCGGTGTCCACCCGCTGCCGCGTGTGCGGCGAGCAGCTCGACGCGGCGTCTCTGGACGCCGGCCGGGGTGTCCACGTGGCGGATCTGACTGATCTTGATTTGACCAACACACCGGACGGCGCACAGGCGATCATCGCTCGCCAGCGCGCCGCCTGCGCGGCCGGGCGGCAATCAGCCACCGCACCGGCCGGGGTATGGCTGGACGCGGGCACGTCGACCGCAGCGCCGTATCCGTGTCGGTGCGCCGACTACGACGACTGGCAGCACCAGCACAACCGCTGTGCCTGCCAGGGGCGCACCGACACCGCCAACCTTCCCGAAACGTGCTGCGCCTACGTGGCGCCGGTCGAGCCGGTGTCCACGGTGGATGAGCTGCGGGCGGTACTCATCGACTACGAGCTGGCCCGGCCCCGCACCATGCAGGTGGCCCTCGGCCCGTCCGAGCTGGGTACCCACTGTCTGGCGCAGATGGCCCGCAAGATTGCCGGCCTGCCGCAGCGGGAACTGACCTCCCCGAATTGGGCACCGCTGCAAGGCGTTGCGGTGCACGCCGAGATGGAAAAGGTTGTCGCGCACTGGAACGCGGTGATCGGCCGGGAACGGTGGATCGCCGAAGATGAACTCCAGGTGTCGCCGGAGATCGTGGGCCACGGTGACGCCTTCGATGTCGACAACGCGATGGTGGTCGACTGGAAACACGTCGGCACGACCGCGTTGAAGAAACTGAACTCCGCGCAGCGTGCCGGTAAACCACCTGCCGAGCAGGTCAGCCAGGAGTACCGGGTCCAGGCCCACCTCTACGGCCTGGGTCATGCGGCGAAAGGCCGCCACGTGCAGTGGGTGCGGCTGGTACTGCTGGCCCGCTCGTGGGATTACGACGACTCCGCCGAGTGGACCGAGGCGTACAACCCGCAGATCGCGCAGTGGGCGCTGGAGCGCTACCGCGAAACCGCCGGGATGGTCGACGCGCTGGACATCGCGACCTATCCGAGTCGTATCAACGCCCTTCCGATCGCACCGGGTGAGTGCGCCTGGTGCCCGTTCTACCGGCCGGGAGGCGCCAACGACGCGCTCGGCTGCCCCGGCGACGTCCATGCCCACGCGGCTGCGCGGGAACGCTTCAGCGCCGGCCTCGTCTCCTGACACGAAAGGCACAACGAACGTGACTATCCCAACTGCCAACGAACTTTTGATGGGATCCGGCGCCCGCGCCGCAGCGTTCCCGACGGTCGGCACCATCGTGCGTGGCGAGATCGTTGCCGAGCCGAAGGTGCAGCAGCAGACCGACCTGGATACGGGCGAGGCGAAGACGTTCGCCAACGGCGACCCGATGTGGCAGATCGTGGTGGTGTTGCAGACCGCCGAACGCGACGGCGCTGACGACGACGGCATCCGCAGCCTGTACGTCAAGGCCAACATGCAGAAAGCCGTCAAGGACGCCATCGCCGAGGCCGGCGCCGCCGACCGTGGACTACAAACAGGCGGACAGCTCGCCGTGCAGTACTCCGGTGATGGGGAGCCTAAGAAGCGTGGCTTCAACGCACCCAAGCTGTACCGGGCGCAGTACCAGCCGCCGGTCAATTCTGCCAATGCCCTGCTGGGGCTGACTTCCCCGCAGCCTGCGGCAGCACCGAACGCGGGGGCGGCGCCTGCGGGCACAGCGACGCCGCCCCCGCCACCCCCGAACACGCCGCTGCTGGGCGCACCGGCGGCGGCACCCCCACCGTTCCTGCCGACCCCCACCACCCCGGTACCAGCCGGGATGGATCCCGATGTCTGGGCGCGGCTCAGCCCCGCCCAGCAGGCGACACTGTCGGGCACGCCAGCCACGACAGTGCCGTTCTGAGTG